GGCATTCGCAATATCCGAAAAGCACCAGTATGCGCCGGTGCGCGGGGTGATAATGTCCGCAAGACCTTGGCGCCGGTAGATCGCATGCTCCGGCCACACGTGCTTATGCACGATGAAATTCCACAGCTTATCCGCCGTGGTGAAGGTCTCGTCTTCTGCGACGTAGAACGCGTCCCAATTCGCCTTCTGCTGTACTTCGTCGTACAACTGGCACGGAGCGTAGTAGACTAATACCCCAGGGTTTGCCTCGAGATAATCGACTCCCTTCTGTACCTCCTCAGGTAGCAGATAATCGTCGTCCCCTAAGAAAACGCAATACTTCGTGCTGGCGGCCAGCAGCGCGGTGCGCATGTTGGGGAAAGCCCCAATATTCTGCGGCTGGCGAAGGTACCGCACGCGGTGCGAGAAATCGATTTTGCTCTTGCCGTTATCGGAGACGATAACTTTCGCCTCGTGGAAATCGGCCAGGGTCTTTTCCAGCGTCCATGCGAGAAACGGATCGCGCTGGTAAGTAGGGATACAGATCGTGAGTTCCTTCATTGCCGAGCTCTCGCCCATAGCCGAACACCCTCGGCTACTGATTCAACAGTGTGCAGAAACCGGTGAAACATGTAGTAGAACCAACGGTATGACAACTGTTTGAGCCCCGCGTCGATACCTTTTCGAATCGCGAGGCGATCCGCCTCCGTCGAATTGCGCACGTGGTCCAAGTTGAGCGCCCTCTCTAGACGGAGGCGAAAAGCTTCATCCTTCTTGGGCATAACATGCACGAGTTCGCCTTTCCAGTCGCTTTCCGTGTGTCGATATATTTGCTGAAGTCGTTCTTCTGTGGTGATCACTTAACGCAGCTCCTTATAGCACTGCCCAATCCGCTCAGCCGCTTGCACTAACCCGCAGCAAGCCAAATAGACCGCGAGAAAAGGGAACAATACCCACCTCATTTGGGCGCATCCCCGAACGGCGGCGAAGGGTTGTTCGCGACATTCACCGGCTGCGGGTCAATCGTCCTGCCGTCATGGTTCAAGCGTATACCGCAATTGATCCAGGGCTGAATGCCTGCGCTAAAGACGAGATCCGAGAACGAATAGTCCTCTGACAAGAGGTTGTCCATCGCGATGCGGCCGTAGTAGAAGTGATGGAAATTGCCGTTGCCGTACGGCGCGGCGAGCCCCTTGGTGATTAGCGTTTCGAGCACAATGCGCTCGATTTTGAGGAACCCGCCGGGCACGAATCGCGCTTTGATCATGCCCTCGGTTGGGATCTGATCTAGCGGCAACTGAAAACCGTTGTTGTCGCGACAGAACGGCATCGGCGGCATACATTTGTCAGTGTATAACCCGCTTACGAATGGCTCATCGGTGTCAATCAATGCTTTTAATTGATCTCGCGTGAAACCAATATCGCTATCGATACACACCAACGTGTCGAACTCTTTGCGGCGTAGAAATTCGTTTGCTAAGACATTGCGGGCGACATAGATATCACTTTGACCTGCCATTGGCATCCACCCGCCGTGTAGCCCGGTCGATTGTAGCATTCCGGCAGTGTAGAGAGTGACGGTAACATTACCTCGAATTGGTGTCGCAAGTAATACTTTGCTGTAGTCCTTCATTTACGCGGGCTCCAAATTTTTGTATCTTTAGCTAGTTTACGAACAATCCGCCATTCGTTTATCCGATATGCACCGTATACCAATGCGATAACGCCAAGCACAGCGGGCAGTAGAGTTACGCGCACCCCGAAAAATGTCCAAATAACTATGCTGGGGCTGTAGTAGGGATCGGATACTACGGGTAAATTCATTTGCCCATCCCCGCAATCGCACCGCTCACTGCCTCAAGCATACTGCCCGGCGCTTTGGTCTGACCGCCGGCCGGCTGTTTAGCGCGCATCGGCTGATTGGTCGGCGTCTTGGGTGTCGGCGTCGTAGCGCTCGGCAAATTGATGCTCCGGTACGCCTCGAGGAACTTCTCCTTGCGCTGCCCCCACGGGATACTCGCCATGATCGGCTTTAGCGCGGGTACGAGGATGGCTTTCTTCGCTTCGTAGCTCGGGTCGCTCGCGCGCAGCGTCGCTTCGAGCTCGGTGAGCGCTTGGCGGCCTGCTTGCTCCTCGCCGCGCGCTTGCTCTTGGCGCTGGGCTTCGGTTTGGGCGTTGGTCGTGAGCTCTTGGCGGAATTGCTGGCCGTTCCGAGTGCGCGCGATCTCTTTTGCGTACTGCGCCGTGATTTGGCCCGATGCAACTGCATTCTTGAGATCCTGATGTGCTCCAAGTGGATCGCCAATGGTGCGTTCTTTACCGAGGAGCGTAGCAAGTCTCTCAGCCACTGACTCCACGAGCTCAAGAGCCTTCTCCTGCTGCGCCGGATCGCGGGAATTGAACAACGCAAGCCATGAAAGGGTCTCGCCGTACTGCTGCGGCGTTGCGCCCGTGGCCTGGACGCCATTGACCATGTAATTAAAGTCGGTGAGCACCTTATCGCGCTCGGCCGTGACCGTTTTCGCGGTATCGATCAGCGTGCGGATACGCTCGGAGGTCTCTTTTTTGAGATCCTTCGGGATCGGGTCGTTAATCGGGTCTTTTTTCGGCGGCTCTTTGGGTTTCTCCGCCTCGACCGGCTTTTCGGCTTCCTTTTTCTTGAAAGTGCCGTCTGGGTTGCGCTCTGCGCCGCGCGCTTCGGCTTCTTCGTCGGTTTCTTCGCCCTCAGGCTCCTCCGCAGGAGTTTCACTCTCTGACTCAGAGGTTTCAGCGGCCTCATCGCCTTCCGGCGCGGCAACTTCTTTCTCTGGCTCCGGCGCATCAACCGCGTCGCCAAGTGCTGCGTTCACAGCATCTAATACTGATTCTTCTTCGGCCATGGGGTCTTCCTATCGTTGATGTCTAAGCTGATCAAGCACCCGGCGGAGCCGCAGGGCTCGGTGTTTGTGGCGGTGCGCCGGGAGCCGGGGCGCCGGGTGCTTGAGGGGATGCAGGCGGAGCGGCTACGCCGTCGCGCACGAGCGCGGGGGTTGCGAGCTGCTGCGATGTCTCGGACGACAGAACGCCTTTGAGTGCAATGCTGATCTGCGGTTGGATGGGCGGCGGCTTCGCACCGCTTCCCGGCGAGCCCGGCGGCGGCTGCCGCGGGATGAATCGTTCCACATCGCTCTCATCGCCAAGCCTGAGCATGGTCTCTTTGATCAATTCGATGGATGCATTTGCCATCGGGGTATTGCCCGTGGCAAACGCCTGCTGGATCTCGCCAATGGTCTTTTGGATGAGCGGGAGGATAGTGCTCCACGCCTGCATGTCGGTCGCCTGGCGCGGCTTGCCTGTGCTGCCGGCTTCGATGGCGACTTCAACCAATGTAAATAGGTCCTCAATGTCCATGCCAGCCGGCCAGAAGGCTTTTGGCCCGGCCATGCGCATGACATCCTTGGTTGTCAGCGCTTGGAGTGCTTGCTCCGCCGTGTATTCCGCCAAGTCAGTGAGCATTGTCTCCAAGTTGTCGCGATCAGAAGTCGTTCTAGCTTGCGTTCCGCTTTGCTGAATATTGGCTTCCGTGGCAGTTTTCGGATTGCCCGGACCGCTAATAGCAGAAGAGAGAGCTTCTTGGACGCCAGATATACGCTCCATGTCGTTGAGTATGAGCGTTGGGTCATAAAGCCTCATGTCGATGGACTGAACGGGTTTAGGGGCGAACAGATTGGCAATCGGCGTTTGCGGATCGCTTGGGCGAAGCGCGGTGTACTCTTGGGACTTCGATTCCTGCAGTTTCTTGGCCTCGACCTCATCAAGCATCGTGGCGTTGAACAGCACGCCAGGAATTGATCGCTCTCTGGTCAGGCGAAAGTTCGACCTCGAGGATGAATACTCGTCCTGGAGTTTGTAGAGCCTCCAAGAAAGACTCTGCGCGTGCCGCTGTCCATCCACTTCGTAGAAGGCAAAGTAGAAATAGGGATAAAACCTGCTCGTCGGGTAGGGAGGCGCATACGGTTCTTTTGCCCACTTCTTCACCCCGTCAACGATGGTGCGAATTTGCTTATCGCCCCGGTTCCAAATCTCGACACAACGCACGAAGGCCGGAGATTCTTGCGTCGAGGTGTTCGTCACGAACGCTTGCGCGCTTTCCGCGGTCAGCATGCCTTGTGGCA